AAAACTGTAACGTTTCTTTACTTCCATTAAATATAGGTTCTAGAATACTAGTAGTGCTAACATTTTTAGGAATGTATACAGAATCGCCTGTTTCTGCTCTCGTTGTAGTCGTGTTAAGATATGCAACATTAGAAGCAGGCAGCGATACTCTAGTTGCTCCTGAAACTGTTATAACATTAAATGCATTTGACGTTTGAGGACTAATCCATGTATTGGATATACGCGCATTTACATTTGCATATTGAGTATACATTTCAATAAAATTGTTGTTCACTTTCGTAAATGAAACTCTTAATGAATCACCTTTACCATCATTAGGTTCTATGCCTGTATTAATGTTTTCTCTTGTCATTTCTAATCTCTGTCCGCTGTTACTGTTGTAGAATCTGCGCTAAATTTTAAAGAATCTGCCGTATAAACATTTTCTGTTTCAGGCCATTCTGTAATTGTTGTTGTGTATCCAAAATCATCACTTGGTTCAGCATCAAGAGGATCAGGTTCAATCTTGATTTCAACCAGTTTAAGTGGTGTAATATCAAAGCTCTCAATTGTACACACCGCATTTGTAGATACCGCACGAATTGTACTATCTATCTTAAATTGACCTTGAGTGCCACCAAGAACAAGTCTTAAATTATTTTTATTCCATTCCAAAACATATCCGTATGCTGTTGCTGTATTGTAATCAGAACCCTGATAAACTATATCATCAATCTTGAAGTTTCCATTAGCAGCAGGAACAGATGTGTTCATTCTAACTATATTGCCTGCTTTCAGTGTTTCATCATTATAGATGTTAGCAAGAACCTTGCGAATGATCTTAGGTGTCTGAACTGGACCATAGTAATTGGCTTTCATTGTAAACGAAAGTGTCCAAGATACATATCTTACTGCATCAAAGTTGCCTTCGTGTTCTACAACGTTTGATACACTATTCAAGATGATAGGAACATCTTTTAGAAATCCAAGAGCTGGAATAGCATCTATTGTTACTGTGTAATCAGGATTAAAATATGGTATAATCTGTTCAATGATGTGTGTACCATCATCTACGTTTCTGGCATATATCTGTAAGTCAAAATTTATATCATAAGGCACACTCATATACTGAGTGGCGCCGCGTGTAGCTGTATTAGCTACTGCGCCTGATCTGAGAAGTGAGTTTTGCTTTCTAGATGCATCGTATGAGAACGTGGTAATTTCAAATGACATACGAGGCAAAACAACTTGAATTGGTCTTTCCAAATCTGGATCTGCTCTTAAACGTGCATAATACTTTTCTTTTGGTGCATACACAATAGGCACTTTAAAACGTTCAATCTCAAGTCCATTCGTTTTATTTACACGTTTAACCATAATGTTATTGAACATGTTACCAAATAGAATAACGTACTTACGTGTTAACTGATGATAAAAGTATGCATTACTAAGCATTATGGTACTCCAAATGGATTGATTTCAGACAAGTCAATAAACGTGTTTGCTTCTGTCTGTATAACGCGATTGTCTGAATCATCATAATCCACAAGATCAGCTAGATCATCTTGTGATGCAAGAATATATCTTGAGTTTGATGTTGCGCCAACAACATTTACATTTAATGTAAATGCACCTTTAATGTTGATAACTTCAAGATTATTTGTTTCAGGTATCCAATGCTTAACTTCTGCTGTCGCTGTGGCTGATGCTAGATTGCTTCCTTGATATACAATCTCATCATTGTGATAGTTACCAGAACCTGTGCTTAATGTCATTCCAAGTGTATATGCTGCTGAGTGTTCCAAATCATCAACTTGACTATCACCAGTTTCAAAGTCTTCATTGCTAAAGCGGAATACTTCGCAACGCAATTCGTACATATAAGGCGCTCTCTTGCCGAGAGAGAAGAACATCAATTCTTCTTCAACGAACTTGATTTCAAAAATCTTGTTTAACAATGGAACAAAGATAAGATCACCTTCGCGTGGTCTTCTTGCAATAGAAGTAGGAACGTACTTCTCAAATGCTCTACGTGAAACAACAAAGTTTGAAGTATCACGAATTTCTAAACCAAACTTAGAGAAGAAGTCACCGTCGCCTTCGTATCCTTCTACGTTAGCCAAATACATTTCCATACCGTATGCGCGAGTAAACTTTGAATTTACACTCTCGCCTAGTATGTCATCCGCTGCATCATAGACTTCTCTTGGCATATATTTAACATCATGACCCATAATTTGGATAGACTCAACAATCAAGTCTTCCAAAAGCATATGCTCATTGATTACAGACGGGCTAAAGTTATTGAAGTATACTGAGGTTGCCATGACTTATCCCATTATGAAGTTAGGTGGTTCTTCGTAAGTATCACGAATAAGCTGCTCAACTTCATTGATTTCAGCCACAGCTTCATCATAGATTTGTTGACCATTCATTGTAACGCCACCAGGAAGTTGCATTCCAGCAAACTTCTTCATGTTGTTACCCCAAATTTTCTTTATATGTGCCGTTGTTAGACGCTTAAGCATACGATCATTCCAAACATCAGCATATGATGCAGGGTCAACAATGATGAATCCTTCAATGATCAACCATTCTCCAGGCGAGTTCATTACCCAGTTCATATCCAGATAAAGCTTATCTGTATGTCTATTGAAACGAATTGGTTGCTCACCAGAAAACATCATATCCAACGTACGGATATGTTGCATTGTCAAAACGTAGTTTACATAGGATGTGCTGGTAAAATCGTACAATTCATGAAGACGCAACTGGTATCTCAAGTCAAACATATTGACTGTTGCGTTTGTAGTAGAGATAGGAAAAATACGAGTTACACCAATGATGTTTTCTGTAATAGGAATATACTGATTTGCAATGTCTTCTTCGGTAAGTTGGTGCTTTAGATACCAACGCTCTACTCCATCAAAGTGAAAATCTTGGAAATACTGCAAAGCTGAATCCACACAATCGTCAACCTGATCATCATCTACGTTGATATTGATTACAGGATGCCCTAGTTGTCTAAGGCACCAGTCTTTGTGCTGTTCTCTATTTGTTGGAATTGCCATGAAATACCCTCTTTATGGAGTATTTATAATAACTCTAATACTTTATGCGTGATGGCTTTACTGCTCTTAGAACAAAGAAAAAGTCATTTTCGTCAATCTTGACATATTCATCTTCAAAGTCTGCTTTGTAGATATATCTGAAGTCTGTCATAGGGCTAACACCAACTTGCTTTGTGTATTCAGTTTGCTTTAGAAACACGATACTTTCTGGTTGAATCACGCGCGTATGTGAAGGATCACCCCATGCCCATCTGGAATTATATGTAGGAGATTTGGCAAAGAAGTGGCCATCTGGCTTCAATATGCGCCAGAATTCTGACCACTGTTCAAAGAAGAACTTGTAATCGCCCTGATTGCCTGTGTGTTCCAAAACATCATATGCGTGGATCTCGTCAAACGTATTGTCTTCAAATGGATATGGCAGTTGTGTCAAGTCATATACCATATCTGGCTTATGATCTGGATTGATGTCCAGTGTTACCAAGTTAGACCACTCTTTGTGATCTGGCAAAAACATTTGCTTCTTTAGTCTCTGACCGCAACCAATCAATAGTTCTTTTCTCATAATATACCTTTCAACCGTAAACGTGATTGCCAATATGATATAGCTTTACCCAAGGCGCGCCGTATATCTTGCCGCCATTCTCTTTCCAAAGATTACAGAACGTGAAGTCTTCGTTCATGAATATCTTTGTTTCTGGATGCTTTGAAGTATAGAAAAACTCTTTGTACTTGTTGTTCTGATCAAACTTGATATTAGACTGCACAGGAGATACCAGATTGAAATAGTCTACCTTATCAATCAAAGTCTCAAATACTTTGCGACTGATCATCATCATTCCAGTTCCTGATCTGCTTATTTCAACAAGTCCATCTTTATCTGCTTCCATAGACTTGCCTGGTTCGAACAGATATTCATTTGCAAGTGCTTGTAGATTTTCAGCTTTTGCACCTTGCATGGCATGAAGTCTTACCTTGTCCCAATCAATCTTTTTCTTAGGATAGATACCACAAACAAAGTCACGTTCGGTCTTGATCATCTTCAAAACTTGATCTGGATCAAACTGGATATCTGCATCTATGAAAAGAAGATGTGTCGCATCTGATTTAAGAAAGATATTGGCACACATATTCCGAGCATATGTGATGAGAGCTTCATTGGTACCATACATAAATTCTAAATCTAGATTAGGATAGTCACGATACTTTTTGAATAGATTTATGATAGAAGCAGTATAGCCAGCAGTACACTGGCTATTGTACATAGGGGTAGCGATTAACACTTTTTGCATAATATACTCCGAAGCAGATTAGAGAGTTGCTGCTAAGATGAATAGATCGTCAATTTGATCGCTTGTTAGGTTAAACTCTACTGCAAGTGCTGCAATAAACTGATTATCTCTGTAGAAGTTCGTTGCATCATACCAAGAAATTTTGAGCGCATTGTCGTTTGAGTTTTGAACATATATCTCAACTTGTTCGTACAGACCAACTTGAAGTAGAGCCATCTTAGCTTGATATTTAGTGATGAATTCTGGCACATCTTTTACTGGTACAGGAATAGGTGGTGGAGTTGTTGTAATATCCCAACCTGATCCATTCCACACAGCATACTCATCTTCTGATATGATTGGTGGAAATTTCTTTGTTGTACCATATGGTATACCAAACTGATCATAAGGATCATCTGGCCATTCCATTGTTCCTTGATAGTATCCGTTGCTTCCGATAATGTATAGTATCATTACATTTTTGCCTTTACATAAACTGTTTGTTCGGGTTGTGATCCTGCTGTTACAGTAC